ACTTTACCAACGAAGAGCCAGAGGATGGAGATTATTACATCGCTATCGACTTGGCAGGATTTGCTGATGTGGCTTCCAATGCTACCGGGAAAAGTAAAAAGCTTGATGCCACTGCTATTGCTATAGTTAAGGCCAACACAGATGGTTGGTGGGTAGCAGATATTGTATACGGACGATGGGATATTAAGAAAACTGCAAGAAAGATCTTTGAGGCAGTATCGCATTATCAACCTGTCGCTGTAGGAATTGAAAAAGGAGCATTGCGTAACGCTGTGATGCCCTACCTCACCGATCTGATGAAATCAGGGAACAGATTCTTCAGAGTTGAAGAACTGACACACGGTAACAAGAAAAAGGTTGATCGTGTTGTATGGGCATTACAAGGACGCTTTGAACACAACAAGATTGAACTATCCGAAGGAGAATGGAATGCTGAGTTCATGGATCAGTTATTTCAGTTCCCAAATCCACTTGTCCATGATGACCTTGTTGACGCATTAGCCTATATCGATCAGCTTGCCAAGGTGAGCTACTATATTGACTATGAAGAAACTGAATTTGAAATTATTGACCCACTAGCAGGATATTAATATGGATTACGACATCAAAGGCCAAACTGTTGCCGGTTGGATCATGCATAAGTGCGAACAATGGCGTGACCATTATGAGTCTAACTACTCAGAGCGATTTGATGAATACTACCGTCTATGGCGTGGTATTTGGTCAGCAGAGGATACACTCCGTCAATCAGAGCGTTCTCGACTGATTTCTCCCGCACTGCAACAAGCTGTCGAGTCAGCCACTGCAGAGGTTGAGGAAGCTACCTTTGGGCGTGGACGTTTCTTTAATATTAAGGATGATGTTCAGGATAAAGAGACAGGAGACATTGCTCTCTTGCAAAAACAGCTTGATGAAGATTTCTCTAAGACTAAAGTGCGTCAGGCTGTTTCAGAGTGTATCTTAAACTCTGCAGTCTTTGGTACTGGCATCGCTGAATTAGTTCTTGAAGAAACAAAAGAAATGAAGCCTGCTACCCGTCCTGCAATGGGAGGAGACCTAACAGCAGTCGGTGTAGAGACACGTGATCGCTTTGTAGTCAAGCTACGCTCTGTCTTACCACAGAACTTCTTAATTGATCCTGTAGCAACAACGGTTGACGAAGCCTTGGGCGTTGCTATTGATGAGTTTGTACCTAAGCATCAAGTTGAGATGCTGATTACTCAGGGCGTCTATGACGATGTGTTTATCGAGTCAAGCTACGAAGATACCGATCTTGAGCCTGATCAGGAGCTGACGCTTTACAGTGACGATAAGGTACGTCTAACAAAGTATTACGGCTTGATTCCTCGCTATCTTTACGATGAATACTTCACCAGTGAAGATGAAGAAGTCGCAGAGATCATTGACGAAGATTCAGAAGATGTCCGTCAGAATGAAGAGTACATCGAGGTTGTTGCTGTTATCGCTAACGGTGGTCAGTTGCTGAAGCTTGAAGAGACTCCATATATGATGGGTGATCGTCCTGTAGTAGCATTCTCATGGGATGTGGTTCCCGGACGTTTCTGGGGCCGTGGCATCTGTGAGAAAGGTTACAACAGCCAGAAAGCCCTTGACACGGAACTACGTGCTAGAATCGATGCATTAGCATTAACTGTACATCCAATGCTTGCTGTGGACGCCTCACGGCTTCCTAGAGGCGCTCGTATGGAAGTTCGTCCGGGTAAAGCAATTCTTACCAACGGTAACCCTGCAGAGATCCTTAAGCCATTCCAATTCGGACAGCTTGATCAGGTATCATTTGCTCAAGGTAAAGACTTGATGCAGATGGTGCAACAGGCTACCGGAGCTATCGATGCGGCGGGGATTCCTGGGTCTATTAACTCACAGAGCACTGCGGCAGGCATCTCAATGGGTCTAGGAGCCATTATAAAGCGCCACAAGCGTACTTTGTTGAACTTTCAAGAGTCTTTCCTTATCCCAATGATTGAGAAGTCTGCATGGCGTTATATGCAGTTTGCTCCAGAAATCTATCCGGTTAAAGACTTTAAGTTCACAGCATCAAGCTCTCTAGGCATCATTGCCCGTGAGTATGAGGTCACACAGCTTGTTCAATTGCTACAGACAATGGACAAGACCTCACCGATGTATATGCAGTTGCTTGAGTCTATTATTGACCACATGAACCTGACGAATCGGGAAGAGCTTGTTCAAAACCTACGCAAGTCTGCACAGCCTACACCAGAACAACAACAGGCACAGCAACAAGACCTGCAACGCAAGCAACAACAGCTTGAGTCTCAAACGAATGCATTCAACGGTCAAGCCGCTGAGTCAGCCGCTAGAGCTGAGAAGATCAAGGCAGACATCGAGATTCAGAAGTTTGAAGCTGAGACAGATCGTATTAAGGCCTTATCAAGTAACCTGCAACCGGGTGACGAAGATGAGAAAGAGTTCCAACGTAGAGCAAAGATTGCGGAGCTTTACTTAAAGGAACAAGAAATCAAAGTGAAAGAGAAAGCATCACAAGGAGTGACAAATGCTAACCAACCTCGAATGGGACAAAGTAGTCCAATTGATCAACAGCCAAGTGCAGGAGCTGAAGGACAGATTAGAACGTCTGGAGAGCGCATCGAACAAGCCCTTGGCAACCAGTAAGCGTACTACGAAAAAAGTTGAGAATAACTCTTGACTTTTGTAATTTAATATGCTATACTAATTGTATAATACAAAGAACCGTAATAGGATAATTCTTTTGGATACAGAAATAGAAAAACAATACGAACATTTCTTTTCTATGTTTGTCACTGAAGGGTGGAAACAATTCATTGAGGACATGGAAGACATATACGACAACTATCGTATCGAAGACGTTAAAGACGAAAAGCATCTAAACTTTGTGAAAGGTGAACGTGCTATCTTATGGCGTATTATAACCTTGGAAGAAAGCTTGAAGAATGCTTACGATTCCATGCAGGCAGAAGATGCTTAGACGATACGATTTTAAGTGTACAGAATGTAACCATATTGAGGAACAATGGGTAGACTCATCAGATGAGTTTGCTACTTGTCCTGAATGTGGCAACACAGCAAAGCGGATAATCTCTCCGGTCTCTACGAAGTTCAATGGCACAGGTTGGCCTGATGCTGATGATAAGTGGGCAAGAGATCATGAGAGAGCCGCTAACAAGTAACTATCCATAATGCTACGGCACGGAGTTAATAATGGCAAAATTTATAAATGAGCGTGAAGAAGAACTCGAAACAGAAGAGCTAAGTAGTTTTGAAGAGCCTGAAGAGGAAACTCAAGAAACTGTAGAAGAACAAGTTGAAGAAGAGATCCCTGAAAAATATCAAGGGAAGGATATCAAAGACATTGTTCGGATGCACCAAGAAGCTGAAAAGCTTTTAGGACGTCAAAGCTCTGAAGTTGGAGAACTACGAAAAGTAGTTGACGATTTTATCTCCACACAACTCGCAAAAGAACAAGCCCACTCTAGCACAGATGAAGATGAAGATATTAACTTCTTCACTGATCCTGACAAAGCAGTTGAGAGAGCAATTGCAAACCATCCTAAAATCAAAGAAGCTGAGACAGTTACTCAGCAACTAAGACAGCAGGAAACAGTTGCAAAGCTACAAAGCGCACACCCTGACTTTGAACAGATTATCAAAGATCAAGGGTTTGTAGACTGGGTTACAAAATCTAAGTTCCGGACAGAAATGCTACGCAAAGCTGATCGAGACTATGACTTTGAAGCCGCTGACGAACTTTTAAGTAGTTGGAAGGAACGCCAGAACATTGTTCAAGAGGCCGCCCAAACCGAAACTAAAGCTCGAAAAGAATCTGTAAAACGTGCATCAACAGGTAATGCTAAAGGATCAACAGAAGCACCAAGTCGTAAAGTCTATCGTCGTGCTGATATTATTAAACTCATGCAAACTGACCCAGAGCGATATATGTCTCTAGCGCAAGAAATTCGCACAGCATATGCAGAGGGTCGGGTACGTTAACATTATAGGAGATTGCTAAAATGGCAACTGCAACTTATCCGGGAGCCGGTGGTTTTACTGCTTCAACTGAAGCGGCTACTTTTATCCCTGAACTGTGGTCTGACGAAATCGTCGCCGCATACCAAAAGTCACTCGTTCTTGCGAACGTAGTTAATAAAATGCCAATGGTTGGTAAGAAAGGTGATACACTTCATATCCCTAAGCCAACACGTGGTGATGCTAACGCTAAGTCGGCTGACACTGCTGTTACAATCATTGCTAACACAGAGTCAGAAGTAACGATTTCTATCGACAAGCACTTTGAATATTCACGCTTGATCGAGGACATCGTTGAAGTACAGGCTCTCGACAGCCTACGCCGTTTCTACACTGAAGATGCAGGCTACGCTCTTGCAAAGCAGTTAGACACTGATCTGTTTGCACTTGCTAAGTCATTTGGTGACTCAGACGGTGCTGACTTTGTTCACAGCAACTCGTTCTACATGGACGCTTCTACAGACTTGACTGCATACGCAGTTGACACTGTTGCGGCGGCTGACGTATTCTCTGACGATGCGTTCCGTGGAGCTATCAAAGAGTTGGACGATGCGGATGTTCCTATGGACAATCGTTTCCTCGTTGTACCACCTTCAGTTGTACAAGACATTCGTGGCATCACACGCTACAACTCTGCTGACTTTGTATCAGGTCAGCCTACTGTAAACGGCCAGATCGGTACTCTCTACGGTATCGACATCTACGTTTCAACTAACTGCCCAGAAGTTGAGTCTGCTTCAGACAACTCTGCAGGTGGTCAGCTCAAGGCAGGTATCTTAGGTCACCGTGACGCTATGGTACTGGCAGAGCAAATGGGCGTTCGCTCACAAACTCAGTACAAGCAAGAATACCTTGCTAACCTCTACACTGCAGATACTCTGTACGGTGTTAAGGTTCTCCGTCCTGAGTCAGCACTCTGCTTAGTCTTTAATGCCTAAGTAACTTGGTAGCCCCTCTCCGGAGGGGTTTACCTTTCCCATTGTCGCCCACCAATACAGGCTTGTGAAATGGCTTCAAAAATTCTCATCAAGAATTCACAAACAGCGTCTAGTGAACCTACTACTTCTGATGTTGACGTTGGTGAATTAGCTCTTAACACAGCAGACAAGCGTCTCTTTACTAAACACTCAGGTGCAATTGTAGAGATTGGTACTGCTCCCTCTTCTGTTACCACATCAGGCACTGTAGAATTTGGTAGCCTGTCTGACGGTACTATTACGATTACAGACTTTGTTGATGAAGATGACATGACATCTGATTCGGCAACTAAAGTTCCCACACAGCAATCAGTCAAAGCCTACGCAGATACGATGCTACCATTAGCAGGCGGCACTATGACTGGTGCTATTGCGATGGGATCAAGCAAGATTACTGGACTAGGCACACCAACAGCAGACGCTGATGCCGCTACAAAGGCTTACGTAGACGGTGAGATTACAGACCTCATTGGTGGTGCTCCGGGTACTCTTGATACTCTTAATGAACTTGCGGCGGCTTTGAATGACGATGCTAACGCATACTCAACTCTTAATACTGCAATTCAGGCTAAACTCCCACTAGCCGGTGGCACCATGACAGGTGACATCACAATGGGAGCTAACGCTATCACTACGACAGCAGACCCTGCCTCAGATAATGAGCTTGCACGTAAAGCCTATGTAGACACTATGCTTCCTTTAGCAGGTGGTACAATGACCGGTGCTATCGACATGGGATCAAGTAAGATCACCACAACGTACACACCGACAAATGCCGCAGACCTAACCACTAAGACATACGTCGATGACATCTTAGGCTCTGCTACTGCGGCGGCTACCTCAGCAACTAATGCGGCAACATCTGAAACTAACGCCGCTACCAGTGAAACAAATGCGGCTACATCTGAAACGAATGCCGCTACATCTGAAACGAATGCAAGCAACTCTGCAACAGCGGCGAGTAACAGCGCAACAGCATCAGCGAACAGCGCAACAGCGGCGGCAGGCAGTGCTACTGCGGCGGCTACATCAGCGGCTCAAGCGGCGGCATCTTATGATAGTTTTGATGATCGCTATCTTGGTTCTAAAACTTCTGATCCTACTACAGATAATGACGGTAACGCCCTAGTCACTGGTGCATTGTACTACAACAGCACCGCAGGTGAAATGCGTATCTTTGATGGTAGTATTTTTATTGCGGCTTCTTCTGCGTCTGTAGAGACAATGAACAAGTTTATCTATACTGCTACAGCCTCACAGACTGCGTTTACTGGTGCAGATGACGATGGTAATACTCTTGCACTAACATCTGGTATTGAGCTTGTTATCCTTAACGGTGTTGTCTTAACAGTCACTGATGATTACACAGCAACCTCTGATACCATTACTTTGACTAGTGGTGCGGCGGCAGGTGATGAACTTGTTGTCATTGCTTTTGGTAACTTCACTGTAGCCGATACTGTATCAGCTTCTGCAGGCGGTACGTTTTCCGGTGATGTGACTTTTAATGGCGATGTTAGCGGTATTGCATTCAGTGAAATTGAATCTACACCAACAACACTTTCTGGATATGGCATAACCGATGCATTTGATGGGGCTTTTTCATCCCTAACAGGTACTCCAACTACATTATCTGGGTACGGTATTACTGATGCCGCTACATCCACTCAAGGTGCTACTGCTGATTCAGCATTGCAGGATGTGGTTGATGACACCACTCCACAGCTAGGTGGTGACTTAGACACTAACGGTAACGCTATATTGTTTGGTAGTTCTAAGTGGTCTATTGAACTCGACACAGGAGACAACGATCTTCTGTTTAAGTACAACGGCACAACAGTTCTCAAGATTGCCTCTGACGGTGAACTTGTATCCGCTGACGATATTACTGCGTTTGGAACTCCCTAATGGCTGTTAAAGGCTCTGGAACATTTCTCAGATTCTCAGAGATTGCTTCTGAGTTTGGAGATACAGCACCGCACAGTATGAGTGAGTTTGTGCGAGGCGGTAGCTTAGTACCTCAAGCAGACGCTAACAATAGTATCCGTACAGCCACTGACGGGCCAATGCGGTTTGCTCACTTCTACAGTGCTGTAAACGTCATCGCAGTCACAGCTTCATCAGCAACAAACGTATCAGCGGCATCTCTGTTTGGCTCTAACTGGACAACAGATGTACCGAAAGAGTTGATAATCCCATCTGGTGTCACACTGGGTGCTACATCAACATCAAACTTTGCGCTGACTATTGAAAGCAACCTTGCAGGTACACTTACCGTTAAGAACTCAGGCTCCATTCAGGGTGCGGGCGGTGCGGCAGGGGCCAATGGCGGGGATGCGATTGATGCCAATGCGTCTTGTATAATCATCAATGAGTCGTCTGGTCAAATCTACGCAGGTGGCGGCGGAGGCGGTACTGGCGGTAACGGTTCATACCAAAGCACGACTACTTTAGGGCCGTATGGAAGCACAAGTTCAAACTACTGGCGTTTCGAGTATAGCGTTGCAGAAGATCAGAGACAGTATCCTTTTCCAAATTACATGCGCTTGCGATTCCAGAACTCACAGGTTTTTGGCGGCGGTGGTTCCGCCAGTACAACTTCAAAGAGTGCAGGTGGGTATCTTTACTTGAGAGGTTCTCTCTTCAGTACAAGTCTGCATTTTGATTACTACAGAATCAGTCGGCAACAAACTGTAACTAATAATACTACAGGCGGTTCTGGTGGTGTCGGGCAAGGGTATAATCAATCAGCCGCAAACGGTTCGGCAGGCGGGACTAATGCAGGAACAGGTGGAAATGGCGGTGCGTTTGGTGCAAGTGGCTCATCTGGAGCTAACGGAAACGTTTCAAACGGAGCGTCAGGTGGTTCAGCAGGACGTTACATCAACGGCATTTCAAATGTTACTCTCACAAATAACGGTGCTGTAGCGGGCGGCACTGTATGATCAATACAAGGAAATGGTAATGACTGCATATACTGTAGAAAAAGTTGAAGACGGTATCGCAACAGTGCGTTATGCCGATAACTCATGGGCGCAAATTATTATCGTTGATGATATGACTCAGGAAGAGTTTGACCATCAAGCGTACCAGTTTAGGCCAAAAACAGGCGCATCTGAGCTACCGTCATTTATCTCTGTTGGTGGGTCACGCACTGCGGCTGAGAAGTCTGAGCCTGTTGAGGAAGAAGTGGTAGACACTATCCCTGAATGGTTAAGCAATCGTCTTGTGGCATACGGAACGGTTGAAAGTCAACTTGAGTACATCGTAGAAAACGGACTGTCAGCATGGCAAACAGAAGTTGCTTCAATTAAAGCCCTGTACCCTAAGCCTACTGAGGATGAAGAATGAGCAAAGCAAGAAACTTAGCAGACTTACTAGAAGCGGACGGTGACGTAAAGTCAGACAACCTTGATAACGCTACCAGTACAGTCGATGGTGCAACAGACACCAATATCACTTCTGTAGCTGATAACGACTTACTTGCTTACGACTCTACGTCTAGCAAATGGATTAACCAAAGTGCTTCAGAAGCCGGTATTGTCTCTGAGGTTGTAGGGGATACGACTCCGCAGTTAGGTGGTGTGCTTGATACCAACGGCAACAACATTGAGTTTCCTGATAGTTCAGGTGAGGAAGTCAACCGTCTCAAGTTTGGTGCGGGTGATGATCTTCAGATTTATCATGACGGGTCTAATAGTTATGTAAGCGATACTGGAACTGGTAATTTAATTATTGAAGGTGCGCATTTTGTTATTCAGACGCCCAATGATGAAAAGATACTACAAGGTTTAAACAACGGCGCTGTATCTCTTTACTACGATGGAGCCAAAAAGTTTGACACAACCTCCACAGGCATCGACGTAACAGGCGAGGTGCAAGGCGATAGTCTGGACATTGATGGTGCGGCTGATATTTCAGGAGATCTAACTCTTCACGCTAATCTTGACATGCAAGATGACGACAGAATTAAGCTAGGTACAGGCGACGATCTTCAGATTTATCATGATGGTTCAAATAGTTATATTGCAGATAATGGTACAGGCAATCTAAATATACTAGCTGATAACAATGTTAATATCCTTAACAATGCCGGTACAGAGACTAAGGCTCAATTTGTAACGGATGGTGCAGTAAACTTATATTACGATAACGCACAAAAACTCGCCACTACCTCATCAGGCGTAAGCATCACAGGTGACCTCACAGTCTCTGGCTCTGCCCCTGTACCTACCACACATACTGCTGTCGGAACTTATGCAATGCTTATGTACTGGCCTGAAACTCAACTTGCTGTAGGTTCTACAACATCAGGAAGTAACTTGCGATACTTTACTAATGTAAATGTTATGTTTGAGTTCCGTGAGGGAAGTAACAACGATGCTACAGTAAATCATTATCAGTTTAACTTTAGTTCTGGTGACGTAAGTCCATCAGGAACATGGCGTAATGTTAGCGTAGGTAGGGTGCGTAGCGGATACTCCGGTTCAGATCGTAAAGCTGTTGGTTTATTTGTGAGGGTTTCATAATGGCGGTAAGAACAATAAACAGTGTACGCAATCCAAAGTGGGCTAACTACGCTCAAACTCTAATTGACATGGAAGTTGATTTTGATGAACTTGATGATGAGTTTGTTCCGTTTACTGCCAGTTTGAATGACTCAGAAGAATATAGTGTAGAGCTTTATAACAATGCGGTTAATGGAGACTACGGAGATATAGCGGCATTTGAAATACCTCCTAATATTACAGGCGATGAAGCGCAGGACTGGATTAGAGATATCCGTAATAGTTTGTTACAAGAAACTGATTACATTGAAATGCCTACAAAGTGGTCTAGTTTAACAGCAGAAAAACAAGCCGAATGGACAGCATATCGTAATGCATTGCGTGATATGCCTGCTGACAATCTCACAGCGGAGTTAGTGTGGAACGACGATTACACTAATATGTCGTGGAATAACTTAACTATTCCTACAAAACCGGAGTGATTGCTGTGGACATGATGCTCTGGAACATTGTCCTTACGGCTTTCTTAGGCTTAGTCGGTTGGTTTGCAATCAGACTACACACTGAGTCAGACCGTTTAGCTATCCTATTAAACAAGACCCGTGAGGAAATCGTACAATGTCAGCTAAACATCGCAGACAAGTACGCACGTAAGGATGAAGTTAGTGCAGACTTTGAGCGTGTGATGAATCGACTAGACGCATTAGACGCTAAGATCGACAGACTGATAGAGACACGCCAGTGATCTTTGAAACCATTGCCGCTATCAAGGTTGCCAATGACGCAATTGGGGCGGTA